CATCTACACCAAAGAGATACTTCTCTGTAGGGTGTTGGAAGTCAAAAACTATGATGACTCTCTTCTGAGTGAACCCCATGAGATCCATGCCAAAGCAAGGTAGATTTGCTCCAGTGTTAGGATAGATGATCGTATTATATACGTGCGTCTTGTCACTCCATATGTCTACTTCTCTAGACTTGATGAAGTGTTTATTCTTGTATATCTTAGCAGTGAGGTTTGTGCCTTTGCCTTCCCACTCTGCCCATGTATTTTGATATTCGAGGTCAGGGAATGTTTCCCATACAGCCTCTTTCCAGTTCTTCCAAAGATTCATTCGTATACGCTCAAATCACATTCAATTTTAAGTTCACCTTCGTGTTCTACCTTAGTAGGATGTCCTATCTTTTCTAGGATGTCACCAGGTATTTTCTTCTTAGTTATATCATAAGGTATGGGTGCGTTCGCTACACATACTCTTACACATTCCCACTCTTCTGGAGTTAACCTAGGTTCTTTGTTAGCACTCATTCCTTTGTATACTCTAGTTGTGAGGGTCATAATATCTAATCAAAAATGCTGTACCTGCTATTAGTACAACGACAACAATAAGTGTAATCACTTTACATCCTCCAGATCTTTAATCATTTTTTCTACTTGTTCTCTGAGTTGAGTGTAGAACGCTGCGTTAACATGCTCAGGTTTCATTCCTAATAATGTTGCTGCTTCACGTACCTGTGCGAGAATCCGTTTTGCTTCGGGTCTCTCTGATAGTGTAACACGCATAAACATTGTCTGTTGGAGATCTATCAATTCTAACAACTTTACCAGTTGCTGTATCTTCTGATCTATAGTCAGTATAATACCCATACGATTAATGTCAACGTATAGATCTTGCATTCTTTTCAATTCGTCCTGAACTACGTCAGACTCGAAGAACTTCATAGGTACAACTCCTTTAGGGTTTTGCGGTGTTTGTCAGTAGATACTTTTAAAAGTGGCTCATACTTCATGATCTTTGCCTTAGCATCTTTCCATACTGGATCGGTAGCAGTGACGTTATCACAAAATTCAAACATCTTTTCCATTATAACAACTGACTCCAATGTTATTTTACCACCCATCCACAATTTAATCAAGGTCGGGTGTGGCTTGCCAGTAAACAGATCATTAAAGGACTCGCATGAGTCCTTCATTGTTTGAGCATCAGTCTTAAAAATGTATGATAGTGACTGTAGTTTTCTTATATAGTCGTTATAGTTCTTCTCTCCCTTGGCGGTCATTGCACCAATCCACTCGCTGTTTTCTTCTACAAAATTAGCGAGATAAAACTTAGCAAGTTCTTCTTCATTATACTTGCGTGATAGTTTTACAAAAAAATATTTGTCCTTTCTCTTGTCGTAAGTCTCTTCTTTAGCCTTGCCAAACGGACTCCTTCTGAAGTCGTAAGTCTTTGTCTTAAAATGATTACGCATGGCAAGGTACATGCGATAAGCATCAATTCCCTTCACAGTGCTAGGAAACCACGACTCCCTTTCTTGATGAAGTTTAACTTCTGTGCTTCATACTTTAGTTTCTCTTTCAATGGTTTGTTTATGAGTTTATTGACTCCCTCTATCTCAATAGCTTTCTCCTCACAATACATCACGATTGCTTCAATATAATTGAGTGAACCATCTTTGACGATGTTCTCAATCTCAAGCGAAAACTTGCTCGCTGTCATAAAATTTTCCTCTAGGGCATCATTTAGTTTTTTACCAGTCGCCATGGATACTCCTGTAATAGTCTATGTAATCTTTTAGTTTAGGTACGTAAGTTAGAATGTCCTTCTTAACAAAGACTTGTGGAGTTCCAGTTTCCACTGCGATAATGGTTACAAGTTGTTTTACCTTGACACCTGTAAGTTCTTGAAACATTATAGCATAAGCGGTTTCTTGAGAGAAGTAGTCTTGTACCCACTCTTCTCGTTTAAACTTAGTTGACGTTTTAAAATCTATAATCGCTAGTTCGTTATCATATTCAGCAATACAGTCAACTCGACCTGCGAGTTTCAGAGTGTGAGAATATAGAGATTCTTCTAGTGCGTGTATATTATTTATCTTGTCAATATAGGGTCGTATTTGGTGGAATAATCCTAATGATAGCACGTCATCCCTGTATTTGTCTAGGGGTTTGTTACTTAAATAATCTTCTGCTAGTTTGTGACACTTGTTACCACGTGTAGTAGCTCTCTTAGAGATAGCATTCGCTTCCTCTTCACCGACTTTACGTCGCCACTCCATTATAGATTTCTTCTTCTTTTCACCAATGACAGTTGTGACGGAAGGGTAGGCATTACCCTCAACGAAGTAACGTCTACCCTTCTCTGTTGTCTTTGCTTTTAAGTTTGGAAAATTATGTATGTTTAGATGTTTAAAGTCCAAGATTCAATTTATTAATAAGATAAGACTTCACCAGTCCAGAACGAACTATGTCTTGTATACCAAACTCTACCATTTCAAATTCATCCATACCTTGAATGATCTTCATGAAGTCTAAAATACCGTTCCTTTCGTTTGTCTTAACGAGGTCAGTTTGAGCAGCATCACCAGCGAAGATAATCTTTGTGTTGACACCTAATCTAGTTATAATACTATCTAACTCGTGAAAATTCAAGTTCTGCATTTCATCAACCAATACAATAGCATTGTCTAATGTAGTACCACGTAGGAAAGATGTACTCCAAAATGATATAGTCTCCTGTGCCTTGAGGTTAGCATATAGCATACTAAAGCTAGCATCATCAGGCATCTTAAACATATAACGTACCATGTTCTGATATGGTATCTGATATAGTTCTGCCTTGTCTTCATGGTCACCTGGTAGGAAACCTATCTCTCTGGTTGGAACTAGAGATCTAACAATATAGAGTTTGTCATAGGATGATCTCTCATCTAGAATTTGCTGTAGTGCTAGGTACATTCCAATGAATGTTTTACCAGTACCAGCAGCACCATACATGTATAAGTTCTTCTGTTTGTTGAACGCATCAAAAACTTTCTCTTGACTTGGAGTCAGAGGTTTTATCTGAGTTAGATATCCTGAGTTGATAGGTTTGCGTTTCATTTGTCTCTTAGTTAACCCAACCATTGAAGGTTGTTTCTTGTCTTTAACAGGCATAGAATTAAGGAGCCTCGAATTTAGCGTAGGGGTGATGTTTTTTAACATTACGAAGTCGGTCTTTGAAACCGTCAGGTAACTTGTCCTGATAGTCTCCCACACCAGAGACTGCATCGCAGACTCCAGCATTCCAGTCTTTGTCCCAGTCGGGATGGTTGTCTCTCCACTCTTCGTATTGAGCTAGAGTCATTTGGAGTTCTTTCATCTCTCCTGTCTTTAGATTTTTTACTGGATAAATTGCCATTATGTTGTCCAATCAAGTGCTTCTGCTACAGTTGGGAATTGTTCTATGAACACGTCTCTACACTTCTCAGCGATGACCATATGTTCTTTCTGTGTCCCATGAGCAGACCTTAAATTTATATAGTGAACCCAAGACCTACATGATCCCGTCATATAGAGTTTGGTAGGAGTTGCTAACGGGAGTACAAATCTAGCACACTCTTTAGCGACACCTTCACGAATGAGTTCATTATATAAGTCTATTCCCTCAGCAAAGTAAGCTGCTATAACCTTCTGTAACCTCTCTCTTTGATCATCTGGGATGTCATCTATACTATTCTGTCTATTCTTATCGTCCTGTCTTCTAAGTTCTGGTATAGGTATCTCACCTAACAAATTGGTGTCAGCATATCTCTGACTAAATTCTTGGAACGTAAATGATCTATGCCTTAGTATCTGTGCTGCTAGTCCTCTAGTAGTAGATATCTCTAGAGTCATAGATGCCTGTTCAAATACTGACCAGTGTTCATGCTGTATACAGTATCTAAGCAATCCTGCCACTTTAGGATTCTCTTGGTTATTTGGATTAGATACTCTTGCGATATAACCCATTGTCTTTTCAGCATCTGGGGTGATGGAGATCAGTCTAACTGTCTTCGGTCTCAATTTCATTACGTTGTTGATTTGTATGTTGATACAATGCCTCGAAAATCTCGTCTGCTAAATCATCGAGATCTTCGGTGTCTGACTCAAAGTCAAACTTATCATTTTTTCGGTTTTGTAGCTCCTTTATTTGATGCGTCGATATACTTTTTCGCATCGAAGAGTTTTGCGGTGACGTTTCCATTTGTGTATTCTATACTCTGTAAACTGCCCTTACCTAGAGAGTCATAGTAGCAATCGAATATATTGGTTTTGAGACCAATAATAATATCATTGTGCTCGACTCCATCTGTCATATAAGTGACAAGGTAAGAATTGCGAGGAAGTTTAGTATTCTTAGCAACTGATCTTTCACAATCAATTTCTAATACTATAATGCCATACTTTTCAGACTTATCAATTACGTCTTGGTTTTTACCCCAAACGGTATTCATCCTCTATTGCCCCACTCAATTTGTGGGAATGCTTCAGCAACAACTGCCTTAGTAACTCTGTACTTAGCTTTAAGGTTCTTGTTACATGCCAGTACCATCAGGTCTGCTTCATCTTCTTGTAACCCCTCTAAGAGTTGAATGAACAACTTCTCTCTATGCATGGATGTAAGTGAATTATCTCCTCCTTTGAAGAAGCGATAGAAACCTTTATATTCATGATCTAGACGAGTATGCTCTGTACCTGCGGGTGCTTCGTTTCTTTTAAAAGGAACTTCACCATCAGGTAGCATGAACTTAAGAGACTCATCAAAAGCAATGATGAGAAGTGATCTCAATCCATTACTATTGTATTCTTGTAAGATTTTAATTTTCTCTGCCTTTGTCTTAGCAGATGATGCTGACTGAAGGATTTCAGTCAATAAAGCATCATTCGGTAATTTTTTCGCCATAATAATGATCCTATCAAATCAGTATACTACTAATCGTCATCTTCGTCAAGTAGTAGGTCATCGTCCATGAATTTCACTGCTAGGAGTTCTTCATTTACATAAGACCCATTTCCATCCAAAAACTCAGGATGTAGGTTGTCTAATTGTCGTTTATATGTGTTTTGGTCTACTGTACCTCTATATATCCATCCTATCACACCGCCTAATCCAAAGGCGAATAAGGTGCTAATGCTAGCGACCCAGAGTAATAAATTAGTTTCCATGTCTCTCCGTGATGTCAAATTTAAGTCTTAAACGACACCTCCACTTAATAAAAGGGAGGGTCAAATCAAAGTCTACGTTACTTCGTTTCTCCCTCCTTGCTCTTGGCAGCATAAGCTCTATGCCTTTATTTAGCGAGGGACTTTTTCCTTCTGCCTGGTCGGTGCTCCCACTCGTATTTTTTGGCATCTTCAATAATTCCCCTCAAGTATTTTACAATTTTTCTCGCGTCTGGTTTGCTGAGAAAGTGGTACGCTTCACGTATTTGAACGTGTTCTGAGTCTTTACCTCCCTTGATGTACTCCTCAAGGTCGTGTGCGGTCTCTTCTATCGCCTTAGCGGTAGTTGAGTCCAAAAACTCTAATGTCGCCTTTCTAGTCGCTTTGGAGTGCGTTAGAAGGGGATATAGTTTGAAGAGGTATTTCCTCTCCATGATCGCTATGTCTATTGCTCTTT